TGCGCCCGCCTCTGTTTTGTAGTTCTTGCCCGCCAAGTCTGGCGCGCCGTTTTCATCCGCCTTGTAATTATAGCCAAGCATAAACTGAAGATTGTTGAAAATCTCGCTAGGGCTGAGGCCTTCATTTTTTGAGATTGTGCGGCACTTATCAAAAAGGCCGTTAGCCAAGTCCCCAATCTTGGCGGATATCAAATTGCCCGCGTCTTGGGCTTCAAGGATATCATGGCAGATTGTTTCGGCCTCTTCAAAGATTGGCTTTAGGGCTTCTGAGTTTTTGAGATAGTTCTTGTTCATGGTTTTAGTTCCTTTTGTTAACTGAGTTAATTATTGGCGGGTCAATCCCTTACCAATATGTATATCCTACCAAACTGAGCGAGAAACGCAAGCACGAATAAAAAAAAACAGATAGGAAAAAGAAACAAGCAAACCAGAAAATTAACTGAGTTAACTTTTGTCTTTTGGCCTTGGCGTTTCCAGAAAGTTAACTGAGTTAACTCTTAGGACTCAAAGTCTAATGCAAGCCAGCAATCACAAGGCCTTGGCGGCCTTGGTGGCGGCCTTGGTGGCGCGAAGCAGTCCAGCCAGCCAGTCCCCGTGGCTTTTTGCGAGGCACCCCAGCGACACCCCGAAGGGGGTTCTGCGGCCTGTCATACCTCTGCGTAACCGTTTCAGATTTTTTCACCAAATATTCACGACATCCTTACCATGATGGATATCTTTGTTGGTTATTTTACCGTGAAAATAGAGGAGAGCCTATCGTTACCCTATAGGTATACACATAGACCCCCCCTATAATGTCCACTAAATGCTAAACCAAGTGTTTCCTACCTCACCTCTCTCTGGTTTCAGAAGGGTGTTTGTAGAGAAACGCTCTAGTGTTTCCATGAGCATCTCTTCTTTCCTGTCGTATATCGCCTTGTCAGCGTCAGAGGCCATCTGTTCTACCCAATAGGCAATAGCCATAGATAGAGCATCCAGACGGTCATCGTGAGCCAACGCACCACGGTCCTTCGTGATACGGGTCATTTGATACGCTAGGGTGTACTTGGGAGCCTTTTCGGTGCTGTAGTTCTGTACAGACTGCCAATCACGCTCTATGACCTTCGGGTCAATAACAAGCCTATGCTGATTCATAACGGGTTCAAGTGTATCAATAATGCGTAGTTCTTTTTGCTTGCTATGTCTGACCTCGTTAACGGTCACTTCGTATACTTTGTGGAGTACTGGTTTGAACAACTCTGTGAACATACCGTCACCGAAGTTGCTCTCAATGATTATCTCGTTTACCTGACCGCGCTTTGCTATGACTGCTAGGGCTTGTAAGGTTTCACTACTGTATCCACCTTTGACACCACCAGCGTCAGTAACAAATAACTGTCCATTTAGCATCTTTACAACGGCGTAGGCTGTCTCGTCAGCCCCGCGACCTGATGGGTCAATAGCCATTACGCTACCTGTGTAATCAAGATAGCTTCCCACCGTCTCCTGTTGACTGTAATACTTGTCTCCAGCAAGACCAAGATTGGGGAGTTCTTTTAGTTCGTTAGCTGGGTTACGTCCCCAGATAATCTTTTCGGGTGCCTTCTGGTTGTCCAGAGGCATAACTATGAGGTCACTCAGCTTCAGAGGATACCTGTCAGCATCACTGAGGCTAGTGTCGAGCATAAACTGTAGGGAGAAGCCAGAGCGTCCATAGGACAACTCACGTTCTAACAGGTCATCATCGGTAAACCGTTTAGGGTCTGTAGGAAGCCCTGTGAGGCCTTCTTCGTCTCTGTCCAGTAGGTCACCTACCAAAGGAGCCAAGCGACCGCTGTAGCGGCTTCTAACGGCCTCTGAGGGGTATCTTGCGGGCCATATACGGGCCTCATACCCACGGTTGGGTAATTCTTCGTACAACGACATCTCTGTCTGGGGTGTACCAAGGTAGATGATGCGTCCGTCAGGTTTCAACACAGCGTCAAATTCCTTAACGGCTTCTGCTAGTTTTTCCCTCATCATCTGTGTGGCAGAGTTGTTTGGAATCTCAATGTCGTCTGCTACGATGATGTCAGCGCGGCTACCAGATAACTGGCCTGTAATACCTACAGACTTCACGCTTGGGGAATGGCTTGGACCAGCGGGACCAACGTCAAAGCTAATCTTACTTGCTCGTTGTTCCTCTCGTGGCTTCAAATGATGAAGCACAGGCATATCATTGATAAGCCGCTGGGTAAATGTAGAGAAGTCATCAGAGCGGTTCTTAGATGCCGACACAACCAAGACCTTCTTCTCTGGGTCTAATAGTAATTGGTGTACCACAAAAGCACTCGTGATATAGGACTTGCCTACACCACGAAATGCCTCAATAACCATACGCCGTGGACCATGCTGTAGATATTCAGCTATGTCGTACTGTATGGGCGTTGGTTGTGGTAAGTTAAGATGTTTCCATACGAGGTATAGAAAGTTTCTAAAGTCAGTGAGTTTTGATGAGTTCGATTTCGTCATCTTCATCAAACGGTAACTCTTGCATAAGTGCAAGGAGTGCGGAGCCATCTGTCGGGATAGCTTCGATGCCGTTGTCCTTTAGAAACTTAACGGCGACTGAAAGGTCTGCGGGCTTTGCTTCACCCGCTTGGATACGGGTCAACAACTCTACTGCAACTGCCTCATGTAGAGCGTTTAGTACTTCTGATACTTTATTATCGTTGCTCATTTTGGTTGCTTACTCCTATTTAGCTTCTTAGACATAACTCTAAGATTAGAAGGACTATTGTTAGTAGCGTCAAAATTGCGGTGGTCCACTTCACGATTGTCACCCTTTTTGACAAGTCCTTCACGGATTGCATAACGTCTTGCGGCGTTCCGCCCCGCCCTCCTTTTCTTCTGTTCTGGTTTTGCATGGTACTGCTCATACTCACGCTTGTAGTTACGATTTCTCATGGCTCTTCATCCTGTAAACAATATTTACCGCGGTGTTTGCACAGACTGCTAACAACGTCAGTACTTGTAGGAAAATACTTATTATCTCCAACTCCATCTACTTGGAGATGCCCTTCAGCTTCTCAAAGGTACGGAGTCCAGCCATGCCGAGCATCGCAAAGGTTAGTTCTAAAAGAATATCAGTAGGTATGGTAGGCATAACCATAGTGTCGTTGCCAGAGAGCATAACAGCCCATGTAGCAAGTGGGTGACCGATGAATAACCAAGCAACCCCAAGACTACATGACCAGCCGATTGCTGGCCTCCAGCCGCTGACCCAGATGCTTCTGTGGGCGGCTTCAATTTGGTTTGTTTTGATTGTCTCAAGGTTGATGCTGTTGGCATTGTCTACCAGTGCCTTTTCTAATTCTTTTTTAGCTACTTCTTTCTGAACAGTGTCAGGGATTACTTTATCCAGTGCAGTCCCCAAGATGGGTATTAACTGCGGTAAGAGTGCTTGTATCATGTTTGTATACCCTCCTTAACACACTTAAATTTCATTACACGTTGGAAAGGCAAACTCTCGTGTATGCTTTCCGCCATTTCATCAACACGCTTTACGCATTGTTCTTCTGTTTCATATGGTCCTCGCACATCCTGTAGAGTAACGCATTGTTGACTCATCATGTGACACACGAGGATGAATGGTGTGAACATAGTTCTATCCTCTTACGGCGAGAGTAAAAATCCATAAGAAGTAAATAGCTAATGATGCACCTAGTAAGACCAGTGCGGTTATGATTATAAATTCTATGGTTTGCTGTCTGCGTTTTTTACGCTCTTCAGCTTCTCGCTGTCTTCGTTTCCTAGCGTCTGCCTGAAACCTCACCCAGTCTCCGTGAAGACCAGCGCGACCATAATAAATCATGGCAGTTTCCAGTTCCGCTTTCTTTTGCTTGATTTGTTCAAGTGCCATGAACTCCTCTAGGTCTGAGCCTTCATTGCCCCCTACCTTCCGCCAAAAGGAGTTCTTCTTCTTATTGCCTTTGCTTTTGAGTTTTTCTTCAGCATTAACAAAGTCAGAGATGGCTTTACCAGCGGATGCTAATTCGCGCCCGTTGGCGATAGTTTTTTTGATTATCGCAAAGGCGGCATTTGCGGCGGCAAGTTCCGCCAGCATAAGCCTTTCTCCCTAAACTATTTTAGTTATTAGAACGACAGCAATACCAATTACTGACGCTGTGGAGAGCATTATCATTGCTTCTAGCCTCCACATTCTTTTATCCAGTTGGTCTAGTTTTGACTGTACCATTTCATAACGGACAGCACATTCTCGCTCGTGAGCATCCAACTGTGCTTGCGTATTGTCCATTATGTAGCCTCCACTGCAAACCAAGTTATATCGAATCCGCCTGACCCTTCGATGTCAGACATAGTTAATTTTGTTCCTGTAGTGCTTGTTTCTGTTGCCCAGATACGCATACCACTGGTGTGTCCACTTGTATTACCACCCGTCTGAATAGCAAATACCGTTGGTTTTGTAGAAAACCTACCTGTCGGAAAAGAAACATTCCAAGACACTGTGTAGCATCTAAAGTTGGTATTATTATACACGCCATTATCTACGTCATAACTATAAGTATTTACGTTACCACCCGTGTTAGCATCTACATAGATATGTCCATAAGCAGTTCTTAGATTAGACGTATTCCAGAAACCATTGTCTGTTTCTTTCTTGTACTCAATCAACTCACGGGCTTTACTCATCCCTGAGTATGTGGGTGCCGCTTTCTCTTGAAGAGCCAACCAGTTAAAGTACACACCGCTAGAGCCACTCTCTTCGTTTACCCTCATGGTAAATCCCGTGGTGCTTACGTTACTAATGAAATGCCGCTTAGAACTTGTGTGTCCCGTTTCGTTGCCATCATATTGCATAATGAACACGCGAGGCGTTGACGTAAAAGTCTCGTTAAAGGTAAAGTTGTGATAACTATAGTTAGTTAACCACCCCGCTCTTGTTGAATCTGAATAAGTACTTGCGCTTTGACCTATTTCTAGACTGCCGCTGTTGCCTGTATCGATGATTAGATTGTCTTTTAGCCAGTAGTTATCGTGAGAATAATCTACTAGCGTTCTTGCTTTGCTCATAAATTACTCCTTTAATAACTCGTGGTATCTTGAAATGCTATATAGTCAACTGTGGGTATCTGCCGTGCCACGCCTTCATTCATACATACACACAACGCAAATTGAGTAGCGTTGGCTACTTGTACCCAATCTCTTGTTAGAGACACATTAGCTGAAGACATTTCATCTGTTTGCATAAAGAAACAGGCTGGCTTGGCTGTAAATGCAGTACCAGAACCCCAGCTAGTATTGTTCATTGTAGAGGTATACATTGTAGCTGAGTTAATTG